GGTCAGCTCAAAAGAGCTTCAGCAAAAACTCGTAACGATCCGAACTCACGTATCCGTCAGGCAAGAAGGAGATGGAAGTGTTAAAAAAACAAAAAATTAAAAAAGTAATGAAAGGTTTGCAAAAAGCATCAAAGACACATGCTGCGCAAGCTAAAACACTAAAAGGAGTTATCAATGGCGGATCCAAAAAAAGGAACGGGAAAAAAGCCTAAAGGTTCAGGAAGAAGATTGTATACGGATGAAAATCCTAGAGATACAGTTAAAATAAAATTTGCAACACCTGCTGATGCGAGAGCTACGGTTGCAAAAGTAAAACGTGTAAATAAACCCTTTGCACGTAAAATACAAATACTAACAGTAATGGAACAACGGGCTAAAGTTATGGGTAAAAGCCAAGTTGCATCTATTGCTAAGAAAGGAAAAGATGCAATTAGAAAACGTCATAAATCGACTGCTTAGATTTATAAACACAAGAGTACAAGCATTATCAATATCAATAACGTCCGGTGGTGTTGACAGTATGGAAAAATATAGATATATAACAGGACAAATAAATGGCCTAGAGGCCACTAAACAGGAACTCTCTAACCTGCTAGAAGAAGACAAGGAGCAAAATGAAAAAGGAACAGTCATCAATCTTAACACCAAACAATGATTTAATTGGTGTAAAACCATCAAAAAAAGAAGAAGCAAAAATTCCAAAACCAACTGGTTGGAGAATGTTAGTTTTACCTTTCAAAATGAAAGAAAAAACTAAAGGAGGTTTGGTATTAGCTGAAGCAACATTAGAGAGGCAACAAGTTGCGTCTCAATGTGGTTTAGTTTTAGCTATGGGTCCAGACTGTTATAAGGATAAAGAGAGGTATCCTGATGGTCCATGGTGCA